TTATGTAATGTAGCATGCTGGGATTCTGCCGAGGATGCAGAATTGCATCACGAAGGCTACGAAGAATATTTATTCTTCTACTACCATGGTTGGTGTAATTCTTATAATATAAATAATCAGATTCATTTCTGAAAGAAATATCATCCTTATCAGTGTATACACCATAATTTTGTGCAATTAGATAGGATAATCTTGATTTTAGTGCTTTTTCAAGAAATAAAATATACTTAAATAAGATATTGTTCATACTAGAATCAATAATATGAAGCGTATATAGCTCCTCAAATTTTGTACCTTCAATAAAATTATCCGTACCAGCTACCTGCAAAAAAGTATTTTTGTATCCATTCACAATACCGTAGTATGAAAAGTCTTGTAATGCCTGTATTGCAAATTCTTTATCAGCAATAATTATATGGCGAGCTTTCATAATTTCAATAAGTTCTTCATAAGATTTAAAGGGTTTATCATAAACAGATGTATCCATAAAAAGAAAAAATCCCTCCTTCCGCATAACGGTAAGAGGGATTTTCGCTAGTCGTCTCTACAACAACCATTTCTGTTGGACTCCATCTTACCATTATAAAATTTGAGTGTCAAGCTTTTTTTACTAAATCACCAATATGAATTCGTAAACTATATTGTGGGAAAGGCTGAAAATCTTTAGGATCGACATCCAAAGCTACTTTTTTAGTATATCCCTTCTCAAGCATTGGAGACCATGCGGATAGAGTAGAAAGTGAATTTTGAATGACATATTTAGTTTTTTGACAAATAGAATATTTATCCTGTGTTTCGATAACTGTTAGTCTATCTTTAACGTGAATGTATTCGCTTAAAAAATTGCCATTTATGTCACGGATTGGATCGCCAAGCTCATAAATTTCTATTTCATCATCTACTGATAACTGAGAACGTCCAACATCAATAAGCAAAGTATATTCATCTAATATTCTTATTACATGTCCAATGGCTTGTACATTACTCATAATATTGTCTCCTTTACATTTTTAATTATTTGATAATTTGAGTTCTAAAAGTTTTTGGTGATATCCGGTCATTCTGGATATCTGATCAATAGTAAAATCCCTGTATTCCGCAAGGAATGAATCTGGTAACAGCAGCTCCATTGCGAACTTGTTGGCTTCGATTTCCTTTTTGGAATTCAGTAAAAGTGTTTTGTTACGAATAAAATAACAATTTTCCTTCCGGTGCAGGAGAGCATGACCAAGCTCATGAGCCATGACCAGACGTTGTCCGTGTTCCGGAAGACTTTGATTAATGAATATGTAGCGGTGATTTTTCAGGAACATATAGCATCCTTCGAACTGCAGATCACAAATCTGGTACAGGATACCAAGCTGATCAGCGATGGCAAAAGGGTCTGATGTTCCTGTTTTTCTTTTATAGTAAGAAACAATTTTCTTGATATTACGATTCAAGCAATCCACCTACTTTTTGTACTTCTTAGGAGTGTACTTCTCTTTATTTATAATCTTTAATCTCTTCAAAGCAATTTCCAATTCATCCCGGAATAGCTCTGCAGCTTCCGGACTCAATTCCTCGCCGTTGTAGCTAGCTGGTCCATCTTCACCAGCAGTAAGTTTTTCCATGATGCTATCCAGATCTTTAGCAATGTCACGATTATCCTTGGCAGTTAAAGAAGAACCAACATCATCGGTTCCAGTTAATAAGTATTCAGAGGTCACGCCTAAAAAGTCTGCAATTTTTTGAACCTTATCGGCACTGGGGGTTATATTTTTAAATTTACTTATATAACTACGTGCAAAACCGAGTTCTTTTTCCAGTTTATTTATGGAATAACCTTTTGATTTGGCTGCCTCCTTTACATTTTCGTAAAGTCCCATAGTAACTTCCTCCAAATTTTGCGCAATTTACTATTGACATACGCCAAATCTTGTGTATAATAAAATTACAAGTTACGCAAGATATTGCGAAAGCCAATGCTTAAATAGCAGTCTATATTATATTGGTCACGCTTTTAATATAGAATATTTTGCGTAATTTGTCAATGGAAAAACGCAATATTTTGCGAATGTGAGAGGAGGAATAAAATGGCAATATACAGTAATGTAAAAGCGGTCTGTAAAAGCAAAGGGATTTCAGTGATGAAGTTGGAAACGGAATTAGGATTTGCGAGAAGTAGCATTTATAAATGGAATAAACATCAGCCGGGAATAGAGAAAATCAAGAAAGTAGCAGATTATCTTGGAGTATCCATGGAATATTTGCTGTCAGACCAGAAGGAGGCGAGTTGAAAAATGTCGGTGATTACTATTGGAGTGAGTGCTTTAGTAGCAGGGATTACTACCAAAATAATAGCCACCTACTATTTTAAGAAAGTAGATGGCTACGTAAAAGAAATGTGTGAAATGACAGCTAAAAGTAATGAATATACATTGGCTATTTTACACAAACTTCATAAAAATTCTCGCCCAGAGGAGTAAAAGATCCGAGGTATTTGTGTATGTTAGCTCGTTTGGAAGCATAACGACTAATTGCTTTTAAAGAAAAATTTTTATAATAAGTTGTTTCTTCATATGGAATGTAAATTGATTCATTTGGAATAAATGAATTTTTATTAATTGTAATTATTCCTAATCGCTCCAAAGAAGAAATAGAAAATGAAGCATTTTCAAGAGATACATCTGATAACGAGGATATATAAACAGTAGAAAGCTCTGTCTCGTAATCATGGTTTTGTGAATTTTCAAGAACATAGTCAACTAGTGGAAGAATTGATTTTGGACGAAGCGTTTTTAAAATCCTAGCATCAGTTGGACTCATTTGTTTGATGATCTCTGCAAATGATGGATGAACATTCTGGATATACCTATTATCCATAGAGTTGGAAATTAAATTTACAAACATTTTGCGGAGTTCTTCCGATTCAATACAATATTTGGAATTTTCGAGAGCTTGAGCGGTTGTTTGAATATTTGGTTCAATACGTTTTTCTTCAGGAATAGAAGAGATTGCTCGCGATAATTCTTGTTTGTAAAGTTCCAAATCATGAGCGTATTTCATGCGACGTTTATCTGCAGCTTGCGTGATTCCACCAAAAACTAAGTACCATGCATCTGCAAATGTTTGTCCTATTCCTTGCGTCGGCTTATCGGTGAGATTTTTAACAGCATTATCAACGGAAGCTGGAAGATCTGGGAGATTAATAAAGGAAGAATTTTTGTCAGACATAATAGTTTCCTTCTTTCTTATGTACTAGGCATGGCAGTGCCTGTAATTACAGAATAGGAGAGTAACGATGAAAAGTCAATCTGTTGAAGAAAATCGACAAATTTCGACAAAGAAAGAGAGGTGAAACACATGGCAATTCAGTACACATCAGAAGAAAAAAAGTACGTTCTCCTTAAAGGAAACATCCTGAAACGTATGGAAGCTGAAAGAGTATCTGATGCTCAGATGGCAACTGCTACAGGGATGGCAGTAAGAACATACAAGGAGAAGAAATTGTATCCAGAGAAATTTACTTATCCAGAGCTCAGAAGATTGTTTATTCGGTTGAAGTTTCCGGAGAGTGAGATATTGGAGGCACTGACATGAGAGATCTAATCGATTCCGTTCTGATCGGAGGATGTGCAAGCTATCTTCCGTTCTGGATCTGGAATAATGCAGGTGATCAGCTCGTCGGAGCACTGGCACTGATCGGAATAACATACATAGTCAAACGGTGGCATGTATGGAAGGTGTAACTAAAAAGGATCCTCAGAGCTGCAACTCAGAAGGACCCAAAAGATAATAATAGTTTATCACCCTTTCATTGTATGAGGGTAGAAAGGAAAAGTCAATGATTAAAACAGAAAATGGTAGCGTACAGATGATGGGAAACCTCGCAGAAATTATGACAGATATGACATTAGTAATCAAAGCATTTCGAAGTCGTGTAAGCAAAAAATATGGAGAAAAAGTAACGGATGATTTTCTTCGTAAGTGCATCAAAACAGGATTCATGTCAGATGAAGAGCTGGAAAAGGGGGCTAAAAGATGAGCATGAAGATCAATAAGCTGGAGATTGAAAACGTCAAGCGTATCAAAGCAGTTAAAGTAGAACCCAAAGCAAATGGCCTCACTGTTATTGGTGGAAATAACAACCAGGGAAAGACTTCTGTTCTGGATTCCATTGCATGGGCTCTTGGTGGAGAACGTTACAAGCCATCACAGGCAACCAGAGAAGGTTCCGTGATTCCACCTACATTACATATAGTAATGAACAATGGCCTTGTTGTGGAGCGTAAAGGAAAGAATAGCGCCTTAAAGGTCACAGATCCTAATGGACAGAAGGCAGGACAGCAGCTCTTGAATGAATTTGTGGAACAGCTTGCATTAGATCTTCCTAAATTTATGGAAGCCTCTGGCACAGAAAAGGCAAAGATTCTTTTACAGATTATTGGTGTTGGTCCGCAGCTTGCTCAGTTTGAACAGCAGGAAGAAGAACTATACCAAGAACGTTTATATATCGGTCGTACTGCGGATCAGAAAGAGAAGTTTGCAAAGGAACAGCCATATTTTGCGGATGCCCCCAAAGATCTTATATCTGCTTCTGAGCTGATCCGGCAACAGCAAGAAATCCTCGCAAGGAATGGAGAGAACCAGAGAAAGCGTGAGCAGTTGCATCAACTGGAGCAGAAGTATCAGCGTATCAATGAACAGATGACGGCTCTTCTGGCAGAGCAGAAACAGGTAGAAAATGATCTGGAAACGGCCAGAAAATCCGCATTGAATCTGAATGATGAATCTACCGAAGAGCTGGAACAGAATATTTCCAATATTGAAGAAATCAATCGGAAAGTAAGGGCAAACCTTGACAAGGAAAAGGCCGAAGACGATGCCAAAACATATCGTGATCAGTACAATTCCCTGACAAAGGATCTTGAAGATGTCAGAGATAAAAAAGCACAGCTTTTGAATTCGGCAGAGCTTCCGCTTCCGGAATTGTCTGTTAAAGAAGGTGAGTTGATCTACAAAGGGCAGAAGTGGGATAACATGTCTGGCTCTGATAGGTTAAAGGTATCAACAGCGATTGTAAGAAAGCTGAATCCGAATTGTGGTTTTGTGCTTCTGGACAAGCTGGAACAGATGGATATGAAGTCATTACAGGAGTTTGGTGAATGGTTGGAGGCAGAAGGTCTTCAGGCAATTGCAACAAGGGTAAGTACCGGTGATGAATGTTCGATCATTATCGAAGATGGATATGTGGTTGGACAGGATATTTCGGAAGAACCTAAAAAGAAAGAATGGAAGGCAGGTGCATTTTAAATGGAGATTACGAGAGGTAAGATTCCATGTGCAAAAAAAGTAGTTATTTATGGACCAGAAGGGATTGGTAAGTCAACATTTGCCAGCCAGTTCCCTGAACCGGTGTTCATCGATACGGAAGGAAGTACGAATTCCATGGATGTAGCAAGACTGCCAAAACCTACAAGCTGGCAGATGCTTTTGGACGAGATTCAGTATATAAAGTCTCATCCGGATGTATGCAAAACATTAGTTATTGATACCATTGACTGGGCTGAATCCATGTGCATTCAGTGTATCTGTGATAAACACCAGAAATCAGGCATTGAAGATTTTGGTTATGGTAATGGTTATGTTTATACAAAGGAAGAAATGGGACGCTTTCTGAACAGACTTTCAGAAGTTGTCGAAGCTGGTGTGAATGTCGTGCTGACTGCACATGCTCAGATTCGTAAGTTTGAACAGCCGGATGAACTGGGAGCTTATGATCGCTGGGAGCTGAAACTTGGAAAGAAAACATCTTCCCAGACATCACCACTCATTAAAGAATGGGCGGACATGCTGCTGTTTGCAAATTATAAAACATTTTCCATTGCAGTAGATGATAAGGGACAGAAGAGAAAAGCGCAGGGAGGTGAACGTGTGATGTACACGTCACATCATGCCTGCTGGGATGCAAAGAACCGTTATGGCCTTTCGGAACAGGTACCATTCAGTTTCTCATCAATCGCCCACATCATTGATAACAAACCGGCTGAACAGCCTAAAGTCAACTCACAGCCTACATATCAGGTAGAGAAACAAACACAACCTACCTCAGAACCGGTTCAGCAGACTTACACTGCGGGTGAACAGATGAATCTTCCATTGAATGAGCCGGTTAAACAGGGAGAGAAGAAATCATTCCCCGCACAGGACCCGGAAATCCCTAAAGCACTGCGTGATCTGATGGAAGCCAATCGTGTAGATGAGTGGGATATTCAGAACGTAGTAGCTGCAAGAGGCTACTATCCTGCAGATGTGAAGATTAAAGATTACGATAAGGATTTTATCGATGGTTGCTTGATCGGAGCATGGCAGCAGGTCTATGGAATGATCAAAGAGATGAAAGAAAAAGAAGTAATACCGTTTAATTAAGGAGGATAACAGATATGGCAACAGAAGGAAGAGAATATGGATGGGATGACACTATTAAAGAAGATGCTCAGGAGTTTGAGCCGCTCCCGGAAGGTGATTACAATGTAACAATTGAGAAATTTGACAGAAGCAGATCTTCTGGAAATGGAAAACTTCCGGCATGCAACATGGCAGTCGTGTACTTTATCGTACATGTACCAAACAGAGAGATAACTATCCGTGAAAATTATGTGCTACACAGTAGTCTGGAATGGAAACTGTCAGAGCTGTTTCGTGGTGTCGGACTCAAAAAAGAAGGTGAAGAACTCCGTATGGATTGGAGTGCACTGCCTGGAAAGACTGCCCGTGCCAAGATTGGCCTGAGAGCGGGTACCAAGGATCCGACAAAGAAATATAACTTTATCGACAAACTTTATCCAAAAGAAGCATCAAAGCCGGCATTTACACCAGGGGGATTTTAAAAAATGGAGCTGAGACCATATCAGCAGGAAGCAAAAGATGCAATCTTTGAGCAGTGGGACAGCGGGGTGTTAAAAACTCTGCTGGTCCTTCCCACAGGATGTGGGAAAACAGTAGTATTTGCGAAAGTTACAGAAGATTGTGTTCGCCAGGGCAGTAGAGTACTTATACTTGCTCATCGTGGAGAGCTGCTGGATCAGGCAGCTGACAAGCTGAAAAAAACAACAGGACTTGGATGTGCAGTAGAAAAAGCAGAATCTTCATGCCAGGGCACATGGTTCCGTGTAGTTGTCGGCTCTGTACAGACCCTCATGAGAGAAAAACGTTTAAACAGTTTTCCGTCTGATTACTTTGAT